TTAATCAATGCCCAAATAGGCTTTGGCGTTTCCAGACATGATCAACTCGGGCGCGTCTGAGATGCACAGCTCAGGGTTTTGGAAGTCCGGGTCTTCGAAAAACTCCAGAAACACATTGAGGAAAGACCGCGTCTCGCCGATCATCTGCGGCATGGACCAATCCGTTCCAAAGATAAGTTTCGTTTTGATCGCATGACCACCATCCAAAGCTGGATCTTCTTGCTTCAAGACAGATCTCAACCGTTTAAGGATCTTATCACGCCCTGACGATTTCAGCAGCGGGATCAGGTAACCAAGCCCCATATAGACATTCCGGTAGGTCTTGCACATGAGCAGGCCGCGATAAGCCATTGTCTTTGGCCAATCTTCTTCTTCGGCCAACCAACCTCCGAAATCCACATTTGTCGCTCCGCCACCGTGGCCAAGGCACAGGCGCAGGTCTGTCGCTGCATACTCCTCCATCGCCGAAGCCCAGAAAGCAGGGTGACAGTTCACGCCAAAGCCCTCTCTGGCTTCAAAGCCTAGTGGTGTGCAATGGGTGAAGAGGCCGAGGTCATTTTCGGAAAAATACCTGATGATATCGGCCATAGCGCGTTCGGTTTCTGGTTCATTTTTGACCTTAATCTGCTTTACGTATTCGCGATACTCAGGCGCTGGTGACAGTTCTATTGGGGCAAAGATTGGGTCTTCGGAATCGTGCAAGTGGCTGATCGGTCGAAATCCCATTGGTGGGTAGATCTTGAAATGTGTGACACCAAGATTCTGCGCGTGGCGCACGTTGGTTTTCCAGCCATGACCACGAAACGGGTCCACCGTTCCAAATGGGATAATCACCCCATCCATCTCTTTCGAAAGGGACACGGTGCGGGCAACCTGAGTGCTGGCGCTGAAATAGGGCTTTTTTGGGCTCCCATCTATGACGCGCTCATAAGCGCGCCGCATATCAGGCAGAAGTGAAATCAAATGCTCAGGATCATATCCGTCCGCCGGTTTATTCCGCGCGTAGTCGCGTTGCAGAGCCCGATACCTGTTGCGTTCTGACAGAAACATACTGAGGAAGAAGATCAGCATTTTAAGGAGCGTTCCGGCCTGCTGCGCTGGAAAGGCCTTGTTGCCAAACCCATCGAGATCCGCATCCGCGCTATGGGGGTCATGACCATGATCGTGGCCCTCAAAGTAGCCATTCCCCTCGGCATGATGCGCCGCGTCCAAAAACGCAGGCATTAATATCTCATCCAATTGCTCCAGAAGTTCAGATGGCTCATCTGACGCATTCTCTGGCTCGAAACTTTTCTGAATCAACAGGTTGGATGAGAGAGTGAAGGTGTTCTTCTCATTGACGTATTGGCCGTAGAGATCCTCAAGAGCCAGCATCATGTCTTGCAGATTTTCCTCATGGCTTTGATCGTCAAGGCTGCTTTTCGCAGACTTGCGCATCGCCTTTTCAAGACGCTTTAAGATTGTCCGATGAATGCGCCCGACCGATCCTTCCTCGAGGGCGGCAATGACGTCGTCCTGATTGTCATCACTTTGCGGGCCGTACTCAAAGCGGCTCTTTCCAACCAATGGCACAAGGAGCACCGTGAGGGCGCGCGCCGTAATACGAGGCACGCCCCACGATCGCAGTATCCCGTGCAATGGCAGATATCGACCATTGAACAGATGTGTATGGATGTCGATGAAAGGAATTTGTCGGGTCATGAGTTCCCCCAGAAAACTAAAAATCCATAAATGCGGCTCGCACCGAGCCAAACGATTTGGGTCGCACCCCAAGCCTATGACGGTTCCAACTCACATGCCAAGTTTTACATCTATCCTGTCCGTGCAGCGCGTTTCCGCTTCGGCAACCGCCTCATCTTTCAGTCCATCGAAAACGGCTTTCAATGGCCTCGGCAATTGGGCTGAGCGCCGAAATATTGAGCAACTGTTATAAACCCACAGCCCAGAGCAACGCGCAAAAGAGCGACGCGAGTGAAAAAACACCAAAAGAGGCCGGGTGAGATACACGACATAACGAAAAACCGCCGATCTTTCGACCGGCGGTTTTCTCAAGCGAAAGCAATGCTTTGCGATGGTACCCAAGGCCGGACTCGAACCGGCACGCTGTCACCAGCGGGGGATTTTGAATATGTAGAAATCTGTTTGCTTTCAAAGCGCTGGTGACACGAGAAAACGTACCCGGGCCTCAAGTCGAGCGCCCGGGTACATTTATTGAGGTCCAGCCTTATCGATCAAATTCGCGATGCTATTCAACTTGTCGGCGTTGCATCGAGAGGTGTGCTTCCAGCCAAGAGCCTGCTCTGCAAATCCGCCTTCAGTGGCCGGCCCCTTCACCGGCTCCGGGCAGGGGGTGGTCAGGGGCTCAGGGATATCGCGCTCGACATAGACGGGCTCACGCGGTTCACATGCGGTCATAAGCATCGCGCAGAAAATCAGACAGCGGCGCATCGTACCCCTCCTTACTGCGAAGGTCGCGCAGGGTCGCATCAAGATCCCGGCGTTCATCTTCCATTCGGTTCAGGTGGGCGTCTAGGACACGGGCGGCATCCTCGGCATTCTGTGCCTGCCTCTCGGCTACTGCCTGCGCGCGTTCAGCGGCCCCCAGATCCTCGCGCAGCTTCCCGTTCCGCCAAAGCAGAAAGCCCGCCACCCCCATACAGAGGATGACGAGGCACAGAGCGCCGATTGTGAGGTATCGGCTCACAGGAATGCATCCTTGGCGGCCAGGAGTATCGCACGGGCCAGAGCGCGCTTTTCATGCGGCTCGTCGGTTGCCTGCTGCCCACGTGGAGAAGACCCAAAGAACGGCTCGATCAAGATGGCCGGCGCCTGCCCGCTCATAAGGCTTTCAGACCCTCGCCCGCTACGCCGGATCTTCACGCCGCGATCCCGCAGGTCCAGTGCTTCAATCAGCCGCTCCTGCATCGCTTCGGCAAAGGCCAGAGACTTGCGAGAGCCAGAGGACAGAACCTCGGTGCCAGTGGCAGTTCGGCTGGTGTGACTGTTGAAGTGGAGCTCACAGGAGGCATCCGCATCCCAGAAATCCACCTGATCATAGACGCGGCCGATCTCCTCTGTGTACGAGCGTGCCGGCTGGCGCTTGAACACCTTCACCTGTATCTCGCGAAAGGCTTGCGCCTCATCTTCGATCATGCGCGCGAGGTCAGAGTTCCATGCATATTCGGTTTCGCCCGTATCGGGACGCACCGCGCCTTGAGCCACATGGTTATGGCCGACAACGATTGCCAGTTTCATTGGTCACCGCCTTGTGTTGGGGGGAAAATCTTGTCGACGATCCTGCCGCCGATTGTGCCGCTGCGCTCCTGCACGCCATCCATGATCTGAACGAAGATATTCACCATCCAGCTAGACGCGCCGCCCGCACCGGCCATGATCAGCTGCGGGGCCCAACCCCAGTGGTCGAACTGATCCGTGACGATGACAGCGATCACAGCGGCAAGGGCTGCCGTGCTCATGATCCCAAGGAGCTTGCGATTGCTCTTGCGGTGGCGGGCCACCATGCTCCCGGCCGCCAGTGCGAGAAACAACCCACCGAAGAACTCATGCGGGGCCAAGGATATCCCTAGGCCCGCAAGCAAGAGGGTGAGGAAGTCGCGGGATAGCTCTGCTGCTTGCTGTCTCATCTACAGTACATACTCCCAGCGCAACGAGTTTCTGGTTGTAGAGGCTTGGATGCTTCCGTCAGCAACCTCGAAATAGACCCCAACGCCTGCCTCAAGGTAATAGGTCGCACTCCCCTCACACACATTGAGCGAGTCTGCTGGAAGGTTCTGCCACACAATAAATTGGTTCGATGCATCCCCGTAGGGGCTTGAGTAACCAGACCCACCGCTGGCGAAGTGCAAACGCAGACTGCGTGCTGTGCCATCACTGGTGAAATACGCGCGTGTCGTTGCCTTGAAGTGCCCACTCTTGCGCGGCGTGAAAATACCGGTCGCGGGATCATAGTCGCCGGGCATTGTATCGACCCGACGATCCCCCGGATTGAACGCATTGCCCTCTGCTATTGCCCCTGTGCCGGTGTATTCGAGGACCGACTTGTAAGCATCCGGGCTTTCTGTCGGAGATAAGTCAGCCGCCGGAGCGCCACCGATCCACCGCGTAACGTCCACTTTCATTTCGAGAGTTTCAGCCATGGGCTGTGCCGGGTTCTCCAACCGGCGCGACTGCGAGTAGTAGATGCATACGTGATCGCCCATCGGTGTGATGGTTCCGACACCTACGGGGGAGGCCTCGGTTTCCCCAAGGCCGCTTGCATGGTTCCACTCTTGTGCCTCGTCCACCTTGACGAAATTCATCGCCGCAGCGCCCGTGGTCACAAGGTCTTCGATCCGAGCATAGCAGAGGTACACGTTCACATTACGAAACCCGCCCTTGCCTTGTTTGGTGCTGTCACCACGCCCGCCGGTACAGGTACCGAAAATGTAGTCACCAATTTGACAGATCGGCATCGGCGAGCGCGTAACGAAATCAGCACTACCAGTCGTCACCGTCCCGGCAGTAGCCCATTCGTCGTCCGAAACGATCAACTGCCATCCATCGTTTTTGTCCTGAATGCGAGTTGTGACGATATGATACCCGTCATATGTGCCGCCCTCGACAATGACCAAAGAAGGCTCGGTAGTGTCGACGTTTACGCCAGTGATCTCTGTGACTTGCGTTACCTGTGCTTCGTTTGCACCTCGCCGCAGAGTGTTCAGAGCGGCCACACCAATCGCATTGTTGCCTCCATCGGACTGACCTGACCAAGTGATCCACGCACGGCCAGCGTTGTTGGTTGACGGCTTTTCAACTGTGATTCCGTGGATCATGGTAGGGTCGTTGGAAAGAACGTCGCCCCCATCATGGGCTGCAAGCGCATCACCTAGTGACAAGCCGCCGACGAAAGTAATCTCTCCGGCTTCTTGTTTTCTGATCCGCAGCCGGATCGTGCCGCCAGCGTTGTTTACTGTGGACGTTGCCGCTGCGTCTGCCCCGAGGATGATGTTCGTACCGTTCACAGCGGTCACTGTGCGGAAGCCGTTGATGTCCCCGGCAGTCAATCCGCCAAATCCCGTAGCGTCTGAAATCTGCACTACGTCACCCTCGCGGATGTAGACACTGAGGTCTGCGCGGTCGATGTACAGATTTGCCAACCCACTCTGTGTACTGAGAACGTCTGTTGCGTCTGCCCATCCGCCCATAGACTGCCCGAAGAGGTGATGCGTGTCATCCGAACTACCACCGGAATTCTCAGCACGCACAGCAGCGTAGAGGACACCCCCCGCGGTCGTTTCGTCCCCCTCAAAGGCGAGCCCGGTTATGTACCATCCGAGCGCCGAAGAAAGATCGCCCGGCCCCCAGAGGTAGTCTAAGCTCCAGTGATCGCCGTCGCTGTGGGCGATTGCAGATTGATAATTGTACGAAGAGCCGTGATTTTCCGCGACAGTGAACGCCACGAACTTCTCACGACCCACACCCGGCGATCCGTTGTTCTGCGCCCATGAGCAGTAGGCGAGAGGCGCGGCCAAGACGCTCTTTGCAGTCCGTAGAGTGGAGGCCGCAGGATATAGGACAGGCTGCCCGCCCGCATCCTCTATCGACCAGAAACCATTTTCTGCGCCGGGTAGGTCTGGGACATGCGTTACCGGCCACGCAAGCCCCATAAGATCCACCTTGCGGCCCCCGAGGTATTGCTCCATCACGCCGAACCACGGATCGTTTGAAGCACCGGAAAATCCGGGTTCTGCGCCCCAGCCGTAAGGCGTTATCAAGTGATACTCGAACTGCCCCCCAAACGCCCGGCTGCGCAGCCCCAATTCGTCCCACTCGACGCCGTCATATCCTCCGCCTTGATTTGGCGGCATGTAGGACAAGACGCCCTTCCATGGGTAATTCCCTCCTGGAATGTCCGCGTCATCGGTTGCGACCGCACGGATTAAATTTCGAGTGCGGATGTTGATGCCATCCGTAGTCCGCACTCGAACATAGCCGAGGGTATCTCCCGTAGTCGGGTCTAACCGGGAAAGTACTGGGCCCAGCCCCCCATCAAAGACGATTTCTCCTGTTACTGTATCGCCGGACTTGCTGACCTTATTCGCGAGTGACGCAACCGCATCATTTTTCGCTTGCTCGGCATCTGTGGCGGATTGATCAGCGTCTGAGGCATGAGACCCTGCAGTTTCGGCACTTACGGCTGCATCTTCGGAACTGCTTTCAGCGGCCTCCGCGCTAGTGCTTGCCGCCTCTGCATACTCCTGCGCAGAGGCGATCTCGTCAGCTGTCGGTCCCATTTCTACGCCATCACCAGCACCGTTGGTGATGATCGATTTGCCTGCCTCCAACCTTACCGGATCCACCGGCTGAAAGAAGCGAAGGCTGCGGCGGTTGTTGCGGTACTGTTCAGACAAAGAAGACCAGATACGTCCAAACTCAATGTTGAGTTTTTGAACCAGACCACCACTGTTCAAATAGTTTTGGCTGCGATGAGGAAAGAGCTCACCGTTGATGACAATCACATCTCCTGGATCAAGATCAGCGTCGAAAGTGATCGCCGCGTCATCTGTGTAGCCGTCAACGAATGTCGCGTTTAGCGTCCAATCAGTCCGCGCAACGTAGTTAACGAAAACATCCAGCTTGTCCGTATCGAACAGGCGGAAATCGAGATCAAACGGACCCGCAGTCGCAGAGGCCAGTGTGATGAGCGTGGAACGATCTGATTTTGCAACGGTAGCCATGCGTGAGACTTTGCCCACGCATTCAATCCACCAAATGCACTAGGCGAAGCGCATAGCCGTCACTCTGACACCATACGTAGCGCCTGCGACAAGCGAACCAGTGGAATTGTAGAAGCGGAAAGACACAGTATCGGCCGCGGAGATCCATGCCTGACAGAAAATGCCGTCTGGCAAGATACCATTCATGGCCCATGCCAATTGGTCAGTGGTGAGTGCGCCAGTAAGCGTAACCGTCTGCGTTTCACCGGTTTCTGACATGAGGTCACCGACAGTTACGATGGACGCCAAGTGCAGAACCTTTGTCAGGGTTGCACCATCCGTGAAGCCGATACTCGCGTTCTGAGTGGTAAGATTTGCAATCTCAGAGGTGCCGAAGTTATGGTTTCCACCATTGCGCGCGACACCTTCCAGTAGCTTTTGGCGGGTGACTTTCTTGGAATTACCCGCACCAACGGAAACGTCATAGACGACAAGCTCGTCATCCTCGGCAATGCTCGTCAGTTCTACAAGTTCTGTGATCTCAGCCATGACACCCTCTTTCGTCGCCGTGACGATGTGGCATCAAGGCTGGCAAACCAATGCACTTCAGAGACCAAGTGCTGCCGGCAGGTCTGGAGCGCGGTCAGGTGTTGGACTTCCCGGCATCCACCATGAAGCGTTTCCATCCCTATTTTCACGAGCTTGCGCGCGTTTCTTGATCGCCGCACCGGCCTCAGGGTCCAAGATCATCTGCATCTGATCCCACAACAAGCGGTCCATCGCAGGACCAATGAACGGTGTTTGACCCATGGGTGTGTAGCGGCGCCCCGCATCCGTCAGCTCTTTAGCGAATTTTGTGTCCTGGCCAGTGGCGAATTCCCAAGCATTCTTAACAGTGAGGTTCCATGCATCCCCGAGCGCTTGAGGAACAGGACCGGCAACATATGCTGGGAAGCCCCCTCCCCAAGAGGATTGGCCGGTGGCCACGATATCGCCAACGATGCCAAACCCTCCGCCTTTGAGCGTGGCGCGCCCCCAGAACGCTGGATCAGTCATATCCAGAGGATCATTGCCCTTGATGATTTCGCCAAGCTGTAGGGCGATACCGCCCATGAATGTAGCGCCGGCTGCTAGGTTCATTGCATAGCCGATTTTGCCCTGTAGTGTGGGCTGCGCTGCGATGCGCCGGTATTGGTTGACGGTGAAAGTCATCGCGAAGCTCTTAAACATCAGGCCAGATTTCAGAACCTCGTATGGAAGCGTTCCAGGAGGCATATCAAAGGCAGCGGGATCAATGGCACCCCGCGCCAAAAGGCTCTGTGTCGGAACTGCAAACTCAGTCTGTTCCTCGATCATGCCCTGAACTTTGAAAAAGATCTCATCGGCGCGGTCACGCGGCAGGTCCGTGGCTTCCCGCCAGTACAGAGGATCTACAAAGGTTGCACCGTTTCCGGCTGTGAACATGGCTTCCGCAGAGGTGAGAGCCGCCCATTCGTCTTCAGTCAACCCAGACTTGCGCAGAAACTCTCCAATCGGGTGATCAATTTCCGATAGCCGGCGCCCAGCCTGTTCCGCCATGACACCACCCATTTCCCACTGGAATGCCATGCGTGCTGCGTCAGTCCATCCCGATAGCCCTTGGATGCGCATCGAAGCGCTGGAAAGGCGCTCTGCTATCTCAGAGGGCGGAACCTCGCTCTGGAAGCGCGCGAGGGCAATGCCTGGGTCAGCCAGCGTGTCGGCCACCCAATGCGCCCGCAACGCCTCGCCCCGGGTCAGATCATTGGCCATGATTTCGACGTGCCGGCTCATGACATTGGAAGGGTTCATACCGACAGCTTGCGCCGCAAGTCGCATGGTATTGAGATCCGACACAGAGCTGATGATTGCCCGATCGAGGAACGCTGAGGTCATGATATGCCGGGCCGAACTCATGAACGTGGACACATAGTCCTGAAACAGCGTTTCTGGCTGGCCAGAGCCGTTTTCCACGGCGAACATCCGGCGCGCGTGACTTCCATTGCCTTCCACCTTCGAGGGATCCAAGCCCTCGCGGCGCGCGCGCTGCATCGCGAGTTGCTGCTGATACTCGACACCAAGCCCCGGATTTGGACCAAACTCACGCATAGCCACAATATCGCGGGCCATCTTGTGGACGTGCCCCATCAGGCTTTTGAACGGATCCCCCGCACCATAGGATTTGTTGTAACCAATCCAATCGTCAGAACTTTTGAAGTGCAGGGTTCTGCTTTCAGCGCGGCGGCGATACAACGCTGCACCCTTGGGCCGCCCATAGACCACCTCTCGGCTTTCCTTGCCATAGGCGATGTTATCGTAAATCTCGCGCAGGAATTGGCGCTGTGTTGCTACGTCAGGCGCAGCACCGCCTTCTTCCTGAAATGGGCGACCGGTCAAGTGATCTTCAATCCGCGTCCAGTCGATCCCACGGTGAATGTCATCAAACCAACGGTCAAACCCGGCCTGCGTCACCGCGCGGCGATTATGGCTGTGCGGGATACCGTAGTTATCAAGTTTGCCGATAATACCACCTGCCTCGTTGAACATCAGGCGCATGTCTTCGAGCGCTCCACGCACGCCCTCGGCTAAGGCGGCCGCAGCTGCATCCCCTGTACTTTCGCCATGCAACTCCGCAACCATGTTTCGCATCTGTGCTGGCTTGGTCACGTTCCCCAATAGGTCGCGGTGATGCTCACGGAGAAAATCGGCAAGTCGACCATTAAAGCGCCGAACAAGCCCTCGCGCATGATAATCCAGCTTCTCAACCGTACCTGTCTGGTGCTTGGCCAGATCCGGGGCGTTCTGAACACCCTCCTGCAGCTTGCGCATGTTGCCGATCCGGGCAAGGAAAACATGCCTGTTTTCCCCGGCTTCGCGACGGAACGCTTCTTTGACGTCATCAGCGGCCATGGCTTCAGCATTGTTGCGGCTGTGTCCTTGCCGCTCATACCGATCCCGCAGATCCTGCCACATGCGCTGTGCGCGCTGCCCTCGCTCCCGATCAGCGCTGCCTTCGTCCATGGCGTCATTAACACAATCAAAGAAACTCATGCGTCACCCCCTGGTGCTGCGCCGCAAAGATTGATGCGGCTGCTGAATTGATCTCCCTCATCAAGATAGTCGAGCAAGTCTTGATCCGTGCTCAGCACGCGACCGTCATCCGTCACAATCTCAATGGCTGACGGGCCGTTTGCTTCAATGTCATCACGAATGGAGGAGGTAACCGCGTCCTGATGGGCCCGAGCTGCAGGGCTGGCAGGATCATCGAACATGTCAGTTTGCGCGCGCGCACCGGTATCGAAAAGACCGATATCAGCTGGTGCATCCCCGCCTTGCAGTCTTGCGCCCTGCTGAACCTCTAGGCGCTGCCTCTGGCTTACTGGCTCGATGCCGGGGGCGATGATTTGTTCGCCCGCTTCTGTTTGTTCTGTTCGAGTTGCTGGAGGATCCGCTGCCCCTTCTCGGCCCGCGCCTTCTGGGCCGGGGTCGCCTCTGGATCGTCCATCACGGTTTGAGCCTTGTCCATCATCGCGCGCCGACGCGGGCGCATCTGGGAATGGGATTTCATTAAAGGCATCCTCAGGTTGGGGAGAGGTGGAAAGATCGATTTCCCTCTCAGCGATGCGTTCTATCAGATATTCAGCCTCACCGCCACGAGTTTGCAACTCTTCAAGGATCTCAGCACGTTCTACCTCAGTGAGAAAAGCCAAGCCCTCACGGTCCAGATATTCATCCAAGCCGCGGGCGATCTCATCGCCAGCATTGGGCCCATGTAGAAACTCAAACTCATTGAGATCAACAAAGAAGCCGCCATCTTCGGCTTGCCCAGACACAAAGTCTTCTGAGGGGCTCGTTTCTCTTTCCCGTAAGAAATTCTCTAGCTCTTGTTCACGCGCCAGCACATCAGCGCGGGATTGCAGCCACCCGCTATCACGGTCTAGGTCTCGCGCCAGAACGTCAAGGAAACCATCGCGATCCAGATAGTCACTTCCGCGAACAGTCCCGGTGGCATCTGTGATCCCTGGAAACTCCGCCTCCAGTTCGGTTGCGCTGAGATTGTCGAAATCCTTGCGGCCAGAACGCGAGAACAGCCCCGGCATGGTCTGAGGGGTCACCCCCCGAGCGCGCAACTCTTCTGCTGCCATGCCCTCAGGATGTATCTGGAGGTTCTCACCTCCATTGCGCGCACTATCGCGGAGGTATTGAGCCAGTGGACGTGCTGCGGTTCGGTCTGCTTCGCGCGCGTCCTCCACCGCTGCTTCAAGCTGTGATATAAAATCGGCCTCTGAAAGCTCCTGCACCTCCACCTCAGGTGCCAATGCTTGGCCTGGCTCTGCGACGGGCGGTTCCTCAGGGACAAGACGCGGTCGATCAGGATTGATTGGGTTTTCCAGCACATAGACACCGCGCGGCGTGGCATCCTGAAGTTCTCTGATCTGGTCAAACGGGCGCGTGGTGTCGCTGGTGAGAATGTCCTCAACCTCATCCACCGCCGCCTGTGACATAGTGGGATCATATCCGGGAATCTGAGGTGTTTGATTGCGTGACCGGAAATATGTGAAGCCACGAGACCCAGCTTCAAGAGCACCACCAAGGATACCGCCTGCCGCCGCTGCCATGCTGAGTTGGGTAACAACGTCAGGATCAGGAATCTCCAAACGCTCTGCCATTTCAAATTGGGACGGTAAAAACGCGGCCTCAGCCGTGGCATTTATCATCGCTTCGCGCCCCATGACGCGCAGGATTGAACCACCACCACCCCCGGCGGCGAGAAACGGTAGGTTCTTCACGTCTGCTGTGATCCCGATCATGCCGCCAATAAATCGCGCTAGGCCTTGCCCGCTTGGCATCATTTCAAGGATGGCTTGCGCGTCTTCATATTCAGACTGCAGACGCTCATTGGTGGCCTTCTCTATCGCCTCATCAGAAACATCCAAGTCTGACCACTCGTCAGGATTATCTGTGGCGGCCTCGCCAGCGAGTTCAAAAACGACCGCTTCCATACGCTCATCCATATTGGGCGGGCGACGATCCATCATGACTGTGAACGCATCGATCGCGCTGTCCGATAGGCCGCGTTGTTGCGCACGCTCCCGAATGGCATCCGCACCAAGCCGCGATGCTGCGTCCCAGCCACGAGAGGCCCGCTCCTGAACGCTGGTACGCCTCGCCACAAAGTTCGCATCATTCTCAAGGCTGGAAACGGTAATGGCGGCCCCAAGGCCGCCTCCAAATCCCTCTGCAAGGGATACATCTGGGTTGCGCGCCTTGATCTTCGGCGGGGCGCTAGGCTCTTGGATGAAAAAGGTCACTCAGAAGCCTCCATCAGTTTCGATAGATCGAAAACCAGAACGTCACCGTTTCCATCCTCGACGTCCCACTTGCTGGTGCCGTTGGTGAGTTCCAGGCGGTACATGTTCCCGCCGATCGACACGGGGCGAACCATGTCATTGTTCACATACCGCGCGGGAATCGGCTGGCCATTGATAGAAGGAACGCCATCTACGCCGATTGAGCCCCAGAGATCCGAGCCCCCTGCAGCAGGACCATTGCCAAGGATCTCTTGCCCGATATTGGTCAATCCTTGAGCGATACGACCGGGAATATCTCGCACTCTCTCTGGGCTGGCGCCTAGTGCTCCCCGAAGAACCACATCCACGCGATTTCCGGGCACGCCAACCGGCAGAAGCGTCTGATGCCCCATGATCTCCTGAACGCCGCCTGTGAGTTCTCCTCTCTTATTTTTTGCCTGCCCAAGGACCGTCTGAACCGATTGCTTCATGAGGTCGGTTGCTGCCTCCGATGTGGGATCAATGCCCTGCGCTTCTGATGCATAGAGCGCTTTCGCAGCCTCCATGACTTCAGCTTGGGCATCGAGAGCTCCGGGGATGCCCTGAAACGCTACGGCGACTTGTCCGTCAAAAGCTGAAATGCGGTCAGATTTCGGCGGTAGCTGGACCATGTTTTCCGAAATCATTTGTTGGCCGCGCAATATCGCTGCCGCTACTTCAGGTCGCCCGCCCAAGGCCTGCATTTTCCCTGCGAACATTGTTACCCGGTCGCCGCCAATCTCATCGAATACCCTGACGGCATCGGCACCGAACCCCTGCACTATGGCACCTGACATAGCCGATCGAATGGCGGGATCTGTTCCCTTGCTCATAAGGACGCCGAGTTCTTCTGCCTCTTTCTCACTGAGGAAGGCCTTGGTGTCAGTGTATCCTGCCGCGCGCAGCCCGTTCATGTATTCGCGCCGGGCGGCAAGAGCCTCCACAAACTTCGAAGGGTCATCTGCTGTCAGATCCGGGAGCGTCGGCGGCGGTGTGTCCAAAACCTCGCCGGCACGTTTGACCGGATCATCTTGCCATGCCTTGCGGTTTTCCTTCGCCATTTTAGTTGCAGCGTTCGCAACGTCGATTTGCCATTCTTCACTGACTTCGCCTGCTTTTAGATTCGCCACTTCCTGTGCTTGCTGATCAGGCGTCATCTTCATGAAACCTGGAGTATTGTCCCGCAGCGCCACAAAGGCCGCCGCTTCGCGTGCCTTCTCCGGATGCATGGCCACCGCAGCTGGGTTTTGCAGTAACTCCTCTCCCTCGGCCTGACGGCCCGCTTTGGCAGCATCAGTGATGAGGTCGAAGGTATCTTTGTACTGGCTAGATAGCTCTTTACTCCGCGTGGTGAGGATCTTCTGAGCGGCATCCTCAGCATCGAGAAAGATATTGGCGGACTGTTCAGGCGTCCAAGCCACCCCCGGAAGGGCCTCGCGGGCCTGCAGGATGTTATCGAGCTTGTTCCGTGCCGCTGCGATTTCCTCTGGATCACCAGACGCGAGCGCTTCGGAGTATTCACCAGACCAACGGTCGACCAGTGCGCGAGAGGAATTATTGGCTCGTGCGCGTGTATCTCTGTGCTGGGCATCTTTGATACCTAAGCGAGTGCGATGTGCCTCAGTGCTGAGTGTCTGCCCAAGGTCTCCCCGGATTTCCTCCGGGGCCTGCTCAATAATTTGGTCGATGTAGGATTCAGCCGCTTGGGTGTAGCCATCAGCATCCAACTCATATCGGTTGGCGATATCTTGCAGATCAACGGACGCTTGGTTCAGCATTTCAGCTTGGAGCGCCACGCGCGCGGCCTGATCGTGTGCCTGAAGGATTGGACCTGCATAGGGCGAGTATTTGCGCGTGGTCATAGCTCCGGACGGCTCACGCACCAGAACGGATTGATCTCTGACAGGATAACGGCCGGGATCACGTGGCCCTTTGTATCCCTCCCAAGCGCCAGTGCCTTGTTTCCTGTAGATCCATTGGCCGATCTTCTCCTGAAGATCTTCACTCATGCGCTCATTGCCAGTGAGGCCGAGAGCCTTCTTTGCCGCCCTGAGTGTGGTCCCGACAACCTGATACGCCCCCATAGGCGTTGCTACCCGTCCCACTTTTCCTTTTACCCACTGGCCATACTCGCCACTCGGATTAGAAAACTGAAGCGCTTGATCTACGGTCATGTTGGTGAGTTTGACGCCCGAGAACTTACCACCTTCCCGGTTCGAGTATCCAAATAGAGCATCATAATCGCCGCCGCTCTCACCTGCGAAGATACCGGCACGGATAGGAGCCCACTCTGCTGATACCTCTGTTGGACCCGCAGTGGCTGGCAAATCCATGCCGCCAACCATGTTGCGCCCCTGTTGGCGACCCCACTCCAAGCCCTCTTGAGTGAGCTTTTCCTTGGCTACAGGAGCCACGCGATCATACAGAGTGTTAAGCCCCTGCGCTATAACGCGGAAAGTCGCGCCTCCATCTGGCGCGACCTGTCGAAAGTTCGATACGGGGTTACTGCGGACGATCTTCTTGATTTGGGCCATTACCCGCTCCTCTTGTAATCGTAGAGGTCAAACAGTGATGGCGCGGCATTAATCACCCCGCCAAACAGTGAGGCCCGCGCGGCTGATCCCGCGTTTCGCCCTTGCATTCGCCAATCAGCGGCCTCGGAGTTTCGATTTCCGACCTGTATCCGGCGCTCGCGATCGCGAACCCGGCGCAATTCCTGAATAACTTCGAGCGTTCCGACCCCTGGCCTCTGTCCATTTCCGGCAAAGGCGTTGCGAACAGAACCGAGTTCACTTTCCAGTTCTTCCCGGCCAACCGTATCGGTTTGCATTGCTCGGGTGCGCCCAACGTATGAGTTGATACCTGCGCGCTCTTGCTCTCCCTTCGCCTGCTGATAGCCTGCGATGCCCTGTGCGCCGGCCGACGCGGCGCTGAGTGCCAGTGATGTTGTGACTGGATCCATTACGCCTGTACCCTTTGCCCTGTTGCGAGAACCCGGAATGGACCGGGCCTGCGTTTCGCCACCTTCAAAATCGGGTGGTTTCTGTTACCAAACACCGAGAAATGTCTGACCTCTGTGCGCGGAGGAGGCGGAACATCCAAATCGTCTCCGATGTGATAGGCACCGACTGTCTGAACCTTGCCGTTGCAGGTGACCTCGTAGGAGAGCGTGTTCTGCACCGAGACGATCAGCTGAAGCACACGCGCTGTCAGCGTGCCGATACGTGAGCTTTCGATGACCTCGACCGGCCATAGCTCCATTTCAGCTTCAAAGTTGAACCCGATTTGCCGCGGGCCAGTGACGGCTGATCCAGGATCAACAGTCCCGTCATCGGCAACGACCAGATCTCCGAAATCCCAACCATCGGCGTAATAGGACACGGTTTCACCAATTAGGTGTGATGCTGTGGGCGAGGAAACCACTAGCCCCTCGCCGTTCACTTCCAGCCCTTCGCCATTCACTGTCAGGAAAACTGCGTCGGTGGTGTCCTCTGTCGTGACCGCGCAATCAAGGTAGGCGTCGTCAGAAAAGCGCTCCAAGAAGCGCACAGTGCTACCCCCTACCTCTCGATCGACAAACGTCCAGTATCCACCAAACAGAGGGGATACGTTCACAAAGCTGCCTCGCGTAGCCCAAGGAGCGAACCCAACCCCCTCCTCTCGGATGCTGCGCTGCCAAGAGATAGCTGCCAGTGTGCCATCCCCATTGATCACAAACATGTATTTCTCGGCCGCAGGTGACCGCAGAGCAGGCCCACATAGAGCAACCGGAGACTTGATCAGTTGGCTATGGTAAGTGGTCATCGGTCGCACCGACCACTTCAAATAGACATTCCCGTCCAGCAGCGCCGCGCACACACGTTCGCCTGAGGCGTCCACAAACATGATCCCGTCTTCGACTTTGACAGGCTGGATCTCGCTGCAACCGGTGTCGTCAACCAATACGGGGTTGAAAGTATTGGGAGAAATAACACCACTATCGCGCGCCGGCACAATATAAACACCGCTGTCAGAGAACAGGACAAGATCACCCATGTTGACGGCATGGAGCCATCGAGGAGCGCCGTCACCAACTTGGCGCGCGATCGCGTCATCATCGTCGGCCCCAACCTCAAAATCATTGATCGAGCGTGAAGACGACAGGCAGACCAGATCTGGAACGGCCGGAAAATCGACCAGGACGAGGCGACCTGCGACTTGCCCCGCCGCACCGGGATAGCCGCGCAGATCAGACATTAGCGGCTCGTCCCAGATAGGAGAGGTCAGCGGTGCGATTTTGGAAACTGCATTGATTGTCGCTGTACCGCTGGCCGCAGAGATTTCCTCACCGCTGTCAGGCCCTTCGAAAAAGTTGAAGGTCACCACCTTCAGGACCGTGCCCGCAATCTCGACTATCAAACCCTGATATTGCGTGTCCGCTGCAGTGACAAACTCACCAATCCGAAAGAAAGAGCTGTCAGAGACCGTGATATCGAAGCTGGGAGGTAGCTCATTGACTACCGTCCCTTCGACCACCGTGCCGCTGATCTTGTTTGTGATCTCGATTTCACGCGAACCATACCGAATGCGCAAGCCGACATGCAGATCAGTCCAGATCGCCTTACTGGCAGTGACAGTGATATCACCAGTGGTCGCTGAGGGCTGAATGGTGGCATCTTCTTCGTAGTACCAATATGGCTGGCGGATCTCGCCACCCACTCCAGCCTCAAAGGCAAAGTCATCGATCGACCAGCTGCCATCGTCGTAGGTGAGAACCCAGATACCCTCATCCTGCCGGCCAAGAACCACCTTTTCACGGAATGGGCTCGCCCAGACACCCTCATTCGACGTCCACGGCACCGGCGTAATCTCTTCAACCATATCACCAAACTGATCGATGATCTGGAGCCCATCATCAGATACAATCATGCCAAACCGCAGGCCGGATTCTGGACGGATTTCAATTACGTCTCTGGCACCCGCCTGTGTGCGCTCGCGAAAGGTGCCAGGGCGGGCCTCAACCGCACGAGACGATAGGCCCTTCATATTCAGAGCGCCCTTGAGTGAATTTCGGCGCAGATCAAGATCATCGGCCTCAAGGAAGTCCTCACGGATTTCCATGTGCGTGAAACTGCGCTGCATGACAGTTTGCTTGATCCTAGCCACGGCGGCCCATCCGTGCGCGAGCAATCGGACCCTTCTTGAAGGGCGGGCGCGCAGATCGCGCTTTTGAGGAGTTGGTGCGCGCGCGCTGGAGGTAGGTTTCTGCCTCCTGCTCTAGCGTGCGCGCCTCATTGGGCTCTTCCTTCACCGCAGCCGCGATAAGTGCCTCAAGTTTCTTCTGAATACCGCGTGTGAAGTTGGCAGACCAAAGGTCGACCTCTGAGACCTCAAGAAACTCGATCCAGCACCCTTCCGGGTTGTTGCAATAGACGTAGGATCCGTCCTGCACCCAATCCGTACCGATGCGGTCACCATTGATGTTGGTGATCCAGAGGCGGCGCACATGCAGCGCTCCATGAGGCACTAAGAACCCGTCATCAAAACCGAATAGCCCGTCTGTGCGGGTAATTAGGTTCATCTGCTTCTTCGTGAAGTAGTAGTTCCCATCCTCCAGTTCAGCTTCCACAATTCCTGGCCAATTTCGGGCAAGAAGCTGAAACTCAATGGAACCATCGTTCTCAACAACGATCTCTTCCTGCCCCTGTGCCAAGAGCGCGGCGTTCATAATGCCAAGCATGGAGAATTCTGTAGCCATGCGCGGATATTCCGCAGGCGGTCACTTCCACCAAATGCACCAAAGCAAAAGGGCCGGCGCAATGCCGACCCTTCGCACGATCCTCCTGACCTTGGAGGAGTTCAGAAATGGAGGATCATTCCTTGGGCTTTTCCGCCCCGCCATCACCTGCTGGTTTAGGGGGTTCAGTCTTCTGCGGGGCTACATCGGCCTTTGGCGTCGATTTTTGCAACTCTTCGATTTGCGCCTGCATCGCTTCAAGTTTTTGTTGAAGCGCACCCAGCTTGCCGTTGGTCGACTTAAGAGCGTCACGCAGTTCTTGGTTGGCTTCCAACGCATCATCGATGGTTGGCCCTTCATCTGCCTTTTTCAAAACAGCCTGCTGTGTCCGGTATGAACGAAGTTTGTTCTGGTCTGTCTTGGTGACAAGCTTCATCCAGTTATCGGAAAACTGCTCAATCGGAAGTTCTTTGAGGCGTGTGCCAACAGCAATCAGCCCTTTGCTACCTAGGCAGCCAACAGCAGTGGTGATGGGATCGACGGTGACCTGATCATCTTTCTTCGGAGCACTCATCCCGCATTGACCTCCGTACCGAGGGCCACGGTAACCTTGCCCGCAGTCGCGTTCGATCCACCAACGGTGAAACGAGCTCCGATAAAGTCACGGAGCGGGAAATCCGGCAACACACGGATCGAGCTGCGATAGCCCGCCAGCAAAGTGGCGACTGGGATCGCACCCGTGGTAAAGATCACCTCGTTGTTGGTCGAAAGCGCCGCATTGTCGGCTGTCTCCAGCGTGATCGTGAGGCTGGTCAGCGTGGCAAAATCTTCCGTCACTTGGATTAAGAGCGGAATTTCTTCGCCGGGACCGAGGTTGCGAACCAAGGGGGCAGCCTCACGCGGGACAGTGCCCGCGGCCGGAAGCTGGATGACATTGGCGGAAATGGCCGTAGCTGTGACGGCCTGATTTTCCGAGAGGGTAAGATTGGCATCAAGGATCATGGGTGATCTCCTCAGACAACACGCGCTTCGGTGTTCAGAAGCGCATCGGTTTCGCGGATTGGGATGTTGCGGTAGGATTCAACTTCCTTGCCCTGGATCTCCATCGGGCGGAGACGGACAAAGTTGTCGGAGGCACCTGCATTGGTCCCTGCTGCGTCGAGGTATTCCAACACATCGGTATTGGCATACATCACCAAGTTCGAGCTGGCCTTTTGATCACGCACCTTGGAAACACGGCGATTGTGCAGCTTGTAGTAGGCTTTGCGCAGGAAGGCGTAGAGGTCGACATTGCCAGCACGCAATTCAGACACGTCGATGTTCGCGACACGCGAAACACGGCGCCAGTCTTTTACCGCGAACCCGCAGTGGGCGCGAAGCAGTTCCTCAGCGACGTAGTAAGGGTTACCATTCGCATCGAGGACACGCTGCTCGCCTTTGTCCTGTTGCTTGATACCGCCTTCAGTGCCCTCTGGATACAGCGCGCACACGCCCTCGTCAGACCATTCGACAAACCAGACGGAAGTGTTGTCGGAGCCCGTGCCCCCCGCATCAACGATCTGATTGCCGGCACCGGAGGTAGCGAGCGTCCCGAACCGGGCACCAAGCCCCTTGGGCAACCGGGCATTGGTGGCAGAGTTGTGATAAAACAGCGCGGTGACGAGTTCTTGGGACATGGACTCGACAAACGGGCGGCTCTCAGAGGCGCGCAATTTGCGCTCATCTTTGGCGATATCCAAAAGACGCTTGTCGACCATGGACAGCGCTTCGACAAAACCAGTGGTATCGTCAACCTGTTGGGTCTGCGACTTAGATTGCGGAATGCCTTCATAAAGGGCACCCCAAGCAAGAGTTGGCAGGCCAGTGCGGATGGCGTGGGTGTGCTTGGTGCCATCGTTACATTCCATCCACATGAAATCCGTGAGGATATCTTGGGAAGTATCATTGAGCATCTCAATGATATCGTAGGCACCGGTCGCACCGCGCCGTTTCATGTCATCAATCAGCGATAGATAGGACTGAGTGAGGGTTGTCATTGGTCACTCCTTACGAGCTAGTTGGATATCGGGAGGCCAGACCATCATGCTCTTTCGGCTCCGGCGGGGTTGGTGTGGTGGTTACAGGACCGCGCGGTCGCAGAAGGGCTTCCAGAGCCTTCACGCCGTTTGCGGAGGTGGTCGCCCCTTTGAGGGCGGTTGCCAGATCAGCCGGCAGACGTGCGTCGAGGGTCCGGTTGATGTTGGAAATCCGGGCGTCTGCAGTCGGGCCGAGCGCCTGATATTCCTGCTGAGACTTCGCGTAGGCTTGCGAAAACTCGGTGGCCTGGTATTTCGCCAAGACCCCCAGAAGTTCTCCGGCCGCGCCCTTCGGCAGGTTGTGCTTGTGCATGATCCCGCCGAGTTCTTCGAACACTGGTGCCAACGCGGGGTCATCGGTTTTCAGCTGAAATGCGAAGTCTTCAGGCAGTTGAAGTTCGCCGTAATCGATTTCGTCGGGAACAGTGAATTCATAGCCGGTTGCATCTTGTGGAACATCGGCCAGTGCTTCCTGATGAATGGCTTGAGACGCAGCCATTTCCTCGTAGTGAGCGCGAAAACCGTCAATATCCGTTGCGCCATCGGTGCGGAATTGTTCAGGCAGCCACGAAAGATCCGGCCCACCGGCTGGCGCTGGATCACCAGAAGGCGGCGGGTCGCCTGCAGGTGCCGGGTCGCCATTTGGTGCTGGATCACCACCTGCCGGCGGATCACCGGCTGGTGCGCCCTCGCCCTCGGGAGCTAGTAGTGGTCGAAGCGTTTTCCAAAGCATCAGATTCATTGCTCGCAATCCTCCTAAGATCGAGAGCGATGAAACTCTGCGCATTGATTGCATCCAATGCACGTGGGTCTTCGTCCACGGGAATGCTGCGCTCCAAAATTGCTTTATCCAATAGATCCAATAAGATGACCCCCTGCGGACTGGATAAAACGGATTTGACGGCGAGTTCAATTTCTTCTGCCGTTCGCTTGAGTGCAGGTTGGTCTCGCTGCTCAGCGATACGACGCAAGTCCGTCAAATATTCGATGACTGGACCGGGTTTACTCAGTCGGCGGGGCAGTTTCATTCGGATCCTGTTTTCTGATTACCGTGAGTTCATCGCCCGACACACGGATATGGTTTTCCATGGTCGCGGCAACATCCACCACCTGACCGACCCCCTCGCCAAACACCTCAAACGCGGTGCTTAGATTGGATTTGGAAACCATCACCTTGTCTTGGTTCTGCGCTTTTTGCAGAGGCGAGATTGGTTGCGCCGAAATCACATCCTCATTGTGAGTGAGCTCAGCATCGAGTTTCCCGGATTCGACGCCAATTTTCTCGACGCGCTGAATGAACGGGAGGAATAATTCGCGCCATAGTGGAGCCGAGGGCTTGCCGATACGGACCTGAACCCGGCGACGTTCGTCAATCCACTGTGATGCAGTTGGAGGCGTGTCGCCTCGCTGCCGGGGACCATCCTGATAGAAACGCTCGCGCAGACGGCCCTCCAAGCGCTCCTCTGAAAAGAACCCCATATCGAGGTTCACACCTTTGTTCAGCTCATAGACCTGCTCACGGGTAAAGCCTCTGGATGCAGGGTATGCTGCACCAGCTTCAACGCCCTCTGATAGATCAATGAACCCATCATCCGCATACAGGATTGTATTTTTTAGGGATTGATCAAGGCCATCAAGAACGGCCTCATCCACCGCATTTAGGACACGCATATCCGGCAAGGATTTCCAAGCTGGACCTCTGCCCCATGGTCGACCAGGTTGCGGATTGAACCGACCGACCAGCAAAGGGCAAGACCCTGCCAGTGTACCGAGGTTGATTGGCGTTTGAGGGGATACCCGGATTTGATCGACGGTCACCTCACACAGCCAAACCGGATTTCCGGGATCAGACCAGTCGACCCAAAAACCATAGCAGAGTTCGACAAACTGCCCCGGCTTTTGCGTTTTGTTTTTAATGCGTTGGTCTTCGAGAGAGATATCTTCCCAACCCGCGAACAAGGCAGGCAATGTAGAAGCCAGCACCTTTTTCTCTCTGAAACGATCGAGGATCCCGAGGTGGCCGGGGGTAATCAGCAACTCATGTGGTGGTACAGTCTCAACATATAGAGGTTGTCCAAGATGACCTGCCTCAACCCACATGGCTGCGGTGCCATGGTTCAGTTCAAACATCACCTGAGGAGCAACATCATTATAGTTGGACGATTGGATCATGTCCTGAATGTCTTCCTCGCGCTGAGACACAAGGTCTTTGACCTGTTTCACCGCATCTTGCGGTACAGGCGCGGTCACAAGGTATTCAGCCCAAGTAGCTTCTGCCGGAGTATAGTAGGTCACCAAATCCGATGCGAAATCAGTGGCCAGCTCCTCAGGCAGAGACACAAAGGTTTCCTGATCGTAATCCTCGGTTTCGTTCTCACCTCGGTCAAAATCATGCTCACGGCCGGGGCAAATGAATGAGTAGATCTCTTCAATCTTAGGTTTCACGGAGTCGCGCCAGCGCTTTGCCGCATCATACCGAGTGCTGAATTCTTTGCTGGGTTTCGCTGGCTTCTGCATCATTTACCGTTCTGGAAAATGGAGAAAGGCGAGCTTGCAGGTGCAGAACCACCTTTTTGCCCGAACATAGAAAGAGCACCGAGGTTGTAGACGCTGCCAACATCTGTGGTCAGACCCTTAGACGTCTCCTGCGCGGCGCGGCGATTTTCCAGCAATGAAACCCGGCGCTCTCGCAGCCGTGCTGCCTTGTCAGCTGGATCCTCTTTGTTTCTGGGGCCCATGTATCACCTCTGCGTTGCTTTCCCGCAAAATCCGCTGGAAGCCACTGGGCGTAAATGCACGTCGACCGATGAGCGCCGCGCATTGGGTGACACAGTTCATTGAAAAATGAAGTGGGAACCGAAACTCGCAGGGAACGAAAGGAAAGCGATAAAGAACCTCTGCGCGGTCAAACCTGTCTTTCAACAGGGCTTCCACCTCGTCATGCAAGTGAGTGATCTTCAGGCTCGTAAGGCTGCGACCGGGATCAAAAAAGAACCAAGTCTCATCGATCGTGTAGCCAAAGGCTTCGACATGGCCAAATATCGACGTCCACGCGGTTTCACCCCGCAGGACTTCTCGCAGTGTGGCGCGACGGTGAAAGGCGAAATAGATCTCAGCGACGTCCACGGCGCAGGCTCACTTTCCGTTTTCTGGGTTTGGATGGTTGCTTTTTCTCGCGCGTCGGGTTGGTGATGAGCGCATATCCTTCACCGCCGCCGATCAGGGCGTTCTCAACGGCTTCAGCGATGTGCGAGTAGGAGTTTTTGACCGGACGCGGCGAATACATGCCCGCGGTGCCCTTGATCTTGGCGTAGTGATATCCCCCCGCGAGGGCTCGCTTTACCATCAGGCATGATTTGTTGACCTTCAGCCCATTGCGCCGTTCCAGAACGCTTTCGACGGTGGACCGGCGTGTATCTGGATCGTTGTCGGAGGTGGACGGCAGTATCTTCATGCCGAGGTTGTCGAAGACATCTCCTGCGGTGACCTCGGTCGCCTGGGTCCGGTCCAACATGCGTGGGTCGCCCCAGAATTCGGCACCAAACCCCGGATACTTTTGCGCAAGGTGGCGTCTAACGCGCGGGGCGAAGAGCGCGGCGCTCTCGTTGTCGCCAATCAACTCGGACAACACCCGCCAGCCGCCGTTGACGTTCTGCAGGAAGGCCGCCGCCGGATCTCGGCCGCCATCAAGGCCAACGATAATGGGCAGACCTTCAACAGGATCATGATCCCGATCGTGAACGTGCTCTGCCTCAGAGAATGTCGGATACACAGCCTTCCCAGCCATGTAGAGGCCGACTTTGTTGAGAACCCGTCGATCAATCCAGACTTTCTTCTTACCTTGGATCTTCTCAAGGTATGGTTCTTTCAGCCATTTTTGATTTTCCGCCAATGGGTTGAACTCATACTGCGGTCGACCATCAACGATCTTTTCAATCAAGCCGGGCGGCTGAGTTAGGAATTTCCAGTTGGGTGGCTTTTCATAGGCCATAGCCTCGTCTTCGGTCATTTCAGGCGGCAGCGGGATATCGCCTCGCATGTAGGGCACCCAATGGCCCTCGACCGGCGCGTTCATATCCATCCAACCACCAAACCAAGTGGCGCCGGCCCCGTTCTTCATGGATGGGTATCGACCACACCGCGAAATCAGCTCATCGATGACCTCTTTTTCGGTGAATTGGCCCTCGTTCTTGAAGAAACCTGTGATCTCATAAGACGCGCAGACCTGTTCGGCTACGTCCGCATCTGGAATGGCGAGAAAGATCACCTCGCAGTCTATTTTCGTGCCGTCATTGGACGGGTGATCGCGCTTGAGATGATGGAACATTGGCTCTGAGCGGATAAACGGCCCCCAGATATCCTCGGGAAACCAATCGAGCCATGTTTTGACAGTTGTTTCTCGCAACTCTTTGTAGGTTTCGCGACTGATGATCCAGCGCGTGCGCCGCACATTGTCGTAATCAGGCTCTTGCTCACAGGCCAGCGCCCAGAGCTTGTGGCATGATGCGGTCGACGTTCCGGAGCCAATCGGCCCCTGAACACAACAAAAGCGATCCCGGTTCCAAAAGAACTCAGTCAGGACCGCCCCGTCAGGCTCGTATAGGAAATTCCCGCGTTCGGTGACGCGCAGCATCAGGCGTCACCAATCTTCAGCTCATGGCAAACGTCCATGAACAAAACGCCAAGAAGGTAGGCACGGATCTCTGTGTTGGCGACAGATAGGGGGACACCGTGCGCTTCCATCAGGAAATCGACCATGTGGCTACATTCATGAACGACGGTGCCGAGAGTGGTTTCCTCGGGGAGGTATAGGGACCACCATCGGCAGCCGTCTTCGTCCACTTGCTCACTAGCCATAGCATGCGCGGATCGATCGAAATCCACCGTGATCCGGAGAACCTTGCGATGATACTTTGACAATTTCTCCAGATCGCGAAAAATCGCCACTTGCGCCTGAAATGGGTTCACAAGAATAACGGCGTCCGGCTTAAGCTTTTTCGGCATGGTTCCCTCCTTTGGTCAGGAGGGAAAATCACCTGTCACTTCAGGTTGTCAGATGCACCGGGCCCCACCCGGAAGCGCCCAGAGCCTTGCAGGATAGGCAGCCGCGCGCACCACGGGCAGAACGTGACAGTGATGACGCGGCGAAGATCAGGAACCGGCTTCATCCGAAACCCATCTTCTTCGCGATCTTCTCAGCAATGGACCTGTTGCGCTCAAGGTGACGCCGCGCATCAATCAGCGCCTTGTACTCCTTAACCGCCTCCGATTGCTTGAAAGCAGGCGACCACGACTTCTTGCAGGCGATGTGCGATGGCATGAGGCTTGCGGCCTGATGGCGGGCCTCGTTGTGATCCCAAAACGAGCTGAGAAGGTCATCCACGGGATCATTTTGGGGTGGACCCGGCACTACGGCTCCGACTGACGGATCATTGCCCAAGCAAGCAACGCCAGAGGCCAGCCCACCTTTTGACATTGCTTCGGCAACAATCTCTTTCGGGTTCACCGTGGCACCAGCAGCCACACCACTACCCAACATTCGCAATAAGCCGCGTCGGTTCATCATGCCGAGCCCTCCGCTACCAGAACGCCATCCTGCACCACCACCAGATCTGCAGCGATCAGAGATTTCTCAGCATTCGAATACCGGAGCCCGAGCCAGCCAAGTTCAGCCTCTGCCTGCCGGGAGGTCATTCGCTTTTTTTGTATCGCACCCAGCAACACCAAAGCATCGGGACGCAAACACTTAGGATCAAATCCGCGCGGGATCCGAATAGCCTCACCTGGCCGCACCAATTCAGATTTCGTTTCACCGCCACCATCTACGCCCTCCCACGCATCTAGTGCACCAAGCAAAACATCACGGATCCACTCACTGCGATTGGAACTTGCCGCCTCAATCCGTGCCATGGTGCCCGCAGGCAATTTCAATAAAAATTTTTCAGGGAACTTCATTAGAACCTCAGTATATACCCAATCGGCCCCAATGACCGAAATCGTATATACTGAATGGCAGGGTATATACCGTTTTCAGATGCACACAGTATATACCGTATATACCGCCTCAAATAGTGAACTCCCGCGTGAGGATGGGTGGACTACCACTTTTCGCGCGCGCGTTTTTACCCCCACCCCCCTCGATCAAAGACCCCCGCCCCCCTACCGGATCTGGCTGCAATCGAGCGTGTGAGGGCTGCATACTTGGTCGGTACACGTGCGATTGAGTACCGAAACATCACTAAGCCACTGATAACTAAGTGTCATCATCATCTAACACGGGGGATTTGGTATCCCCGACACTATCCCTGATGACGACAACCTGCTGATCTGGGCGGGCGTATTCGTAGCCCTGAGGGTGATTGTTGACCTGCACAGCGACGTTTACGGCGTTTCCCTTCCTCTCGCCCGCGAGGAACTCGACCATTCTAGCCTGCACTGCCTCGCTCTTAGCGTTGGCCATCAGGTGCGCGGCATGCTCGAAAGCACGGGCTTTGTATGGCGCTCTCATTTCCTCAACCGCTTGCACATACTCGATTTTCATCTGCTCATAGAGTTGCTGGATGTGAGGTTTCTGTCTTGCCTTGTGCAGTCCAGTCTCAGAGAGGCCTGCGGCCTCTGCGGCGTCCTTCCATGTCTTCCCTTCCTTAATCTGGATAGAGAAGGCTTCCCGTATTGCGGGGTTTATGCGTCGCTTCTTGGGGCTTGCGCGCTTTTTATCGGTTGTTGCGGGTGTGGTCATGTGAGGAAGGTATTCACAGGGAGAGGGCTGCGCCCTATGCACTGTTGTTCAATTGGAGAGGAGGCAAGGCGATGGCGACGTAGTTTAGAGTGGTGGTGCGTGATGAGAATGAACGGATTGTGTCTGATACCACTGCCCCACACTTTGCCGGGGCAAAGCCGATCTATGACGACACCGAACTAAAGCCCGGTCAGATGGTGACGCTACAGCACGGGATCCGGGTAATGCTGCGCAGGACGTGGGAGGAATAGCCGCGCTCATTCCACACCCTGGACAAGCGAAAGGGGGCGCAAGGCCCCCTCTGTGTGCGTATGGTGGTGTGGTGCGCCCTACCCTTCAAGCGTGATCCTATAGCGGCGCTGGCCTATTGTGGTGCGGTAAGGCTCAACCTGTGGACGCTCCCCCGGCAACACGTCTCCGGTTGCGAAAGCATCCTCTAGCACCTCCTCGGCGCGCTGCGCGCTCTTGATGCCACTGGTGTATGTGTAGCGCATCAACCCTCCTCCTCCGCATTCCACTCCGCAAGCTCGGTCAGATCCACGCGCGCGCGCTCTCCATCCTCTGCGATGATCTCAAACACATTTGAGGTGCTGTCCTCCCTGCGCATGTGGCCCCACGCTTGGCGGGCTGCGTCCTCTGGTGTGTCGGCTTCGATTTCCATCTGCCATGTGGCGACATAGTGCGGCATCAGTTCACCCTCACTAAGCGGCCCCAAGTGCGGGAGAGTTTTTGCATCATAAGGTCTTGCGCGGCAGCGAAGGCAAGCGGCTCGTCTGTGACGATATCGCCGCCGATCTCTACATGGAAAAGCATTGTCTGTGTCCTTTCGAGGTGTGGCCGGGTTTCCGTCCGGCATGGTCTGAATATAGGAAACAGGGTTTACGCCGTCAATCCCATTTAGTCGCTTTTATTTCCTTTTAAGTGTTGACAGTGGAAACTGTGTTTCCTATCTTGAGTGCATCAAGGGCGACCGGAAACCGCCCTATCACCACCCACGAAAGGACTGAGCCAATGACCGTCAAATTCTATGCCGCCGACCTCGCCGCCTATAACAACGGCCACCTGCACGGCGCTTGGATCGAGGCAACATCTGATGCCGAGGACATGCAGGAGCAGGTGGATGCCATGCTTGCCAAATCCCCCTGCGCCGACGCTGAGGAATGGCTTGTCCACGACTATGACGACGAACTGAAAGCAATCTCCCACCTTGGCGAAACCTCCGATCTCGCACGCATTGCCGAGATTATGGAAGCGGTCGAAGAGATCTAGGATGACCACGACGCGCAGCGCCTGCCGCTTCTGCTGGCATGGATCAGCGACAGACAGGATGACCCGACATTCTGGGCCAGCGACCTTAACGAGGCATTCGCGGGAGAATGGAGCGATCCGGAAGATTACGCAGCCGACCACTGGGAAAGCTCCGGCATGCTTGAGAACGTCCCGGAGAAGGTGCGCGGTTATATCGACTTTAAAGCCTACGCACGCGACCTCGCCCTTGGTGGAGATATGGATTTCATCTGCATCAGCACCGGTAACCACCTGCAAGATTACGACAGCATGGCGGGCCGCGAGTGCATCGCCCTGCATAACCGCTGACGCATTGCAGCGCGCCCCATTGGGGGCGCGTCACCATGCGCCGGAAACCGCATGACCAGCGAAAGGATGAGACAATGAGCAACCTTGCAGAACACCAATCAGAACAGGCAGCACTGACGGCACGCTATGAGGCGCTGACAGCCATCGGGCGCCTCGCGCACGATCTGGGCGCGTCCATCGAGACCAGCGAGAACGTAGACGAGGCACTGGCCTACTGCGCGGCCCGTCAGGAGCGCATGGACGCGGTGCAGCTGCGCACACTGGACGAGGCGCGGGCCGATGCCAACGAGGACGCCGCAGAAACCTCCGTTGCATGGCACACCCCTGTTCAGGTCGACGATACGGACAACAGCACCCGCGCCGCCCGTGTCTTGCAGGCGATCTATCCCGCCTATGACGACGACACCGCCGAAACAGCCGTCCGGGATGTGCTGACCGATCTGCGCCACCTCTGCGACCTGATGGGCTGGGATTTTGCAGATTTGGACCGAGACGCACACGAGACCTATTTTCGGGAGCTGTCCGAATGTGGCGGGGTTGCAGTAAATCCGGATCTGAAAGCAGCGATTGAACTGGAGTTGCAGTGATGCAGGCCAGCATGACCCAACTTTCCTTCCTCGATACACTCGACCCGCCACCACAGCCCAAAGTCTGGACCCCTCCACCGCGCCGTAAAGTAATGACCCGCGCCTATGGCGAGGACTACGAACTTGAGCTTTACGAGGAAGACCCCGACCCATTTGAGATTGAGGTGCGAGGCATCCGGTGCCTGATATCGCATTCATTAGGCTTCTGCACCTACACTCTGGACGGTCCAGGTTCGCTTTTCTGGAGCGATACGGGTTTCCGCTCCTTCGGGAACACAACAACTGACCCTGACCAAATCTGCTCCCTTGTCGAAGCTTATATTGATGCGCCTCAAAAACACGGCAACGGATTGGGGGGCAAACTTGTGCGCTGGTGGCCGATGTACGTCAGACAATGGTACAGCAACCGTCGCTTCGAGCTCTCACAAGGTCGCAAAAACACTTGGGATCAATGGGGGCCAGAGCGGCACGCCGAATGTTGGAATAACCATGATACCAAACAGCTTGCTGCGCTGGAACGCATGAAGGCCGAAGGCATCGACCCGGATGATGTGCTTTCCAGCATCAAACAGAAGCAGCCGCCCGTTTCCATGATGGAATGGCAGACAGGACGTGCCGCCTGATTTGACGACTCGGGCGATTGGCTCGATATGGATTGAAACTAGGTGCCCCGCGCCATCCTCTTGCGAGGCGGAAACAGACGCGGGGCGTGCCACGAAAGGAACGAGGCCATGATCAACTATTCTGAAATGAGCCCACACGCAAGATTTGTGACGCTTGACCGCCTCGCAACCCAACTGTTCGAAACAGAGCGCTGGAAAACACTTTTCGCAGATCGCTATGACGTCACGCGGCAGGCGGTGGGCAAATGGGCGCACAATGGCGCACCTGTTTGGGCATGTGTGGCGCTGGATGATGCACTTGCGGCCAAGACTTGGCAGACTGTCAAGGATGCCGTTCACATGGCCGAGGGAAAGGCGGTTTCCGATTCCTGACCTACGTGTAGGTGAAAAATCGGAAGCTCTATCGTTGCTGCCGCCGCTCCCGCTCCAGCCTAAACCGCCTCTGACGCGCCCCTTGCTGCCTGCGGCTCTCAGCAACAACCCGCCGGGTGTACGCTGGCAACTGTGTTGGGCGGAACACCAGCTCATACCCAAGAGAAAGAGCCCACTCTATCAGCACCTGACTGTTTGGGATCTTGGTCGGTTCGTCCTTTTCCATCTTCGCCAAGTGGTCCGTGGCCATGCCGGCAAGCTCCTCGACCTCGCGGATGGTCAAGCCGAGCCCTTCACGCCGCGCGCGCAGAAGGCGTCTAATGTCGTCATACTGTGAAATCGGGATATCGATCATGTCTCGGCGCTTGCCGGGATCAACCTTTGGAATATAGCCGCCCTGTTTCAACTTAGCGCGCAAAGAGCATCCCGCCGCAAGGCACTTACAGACCGCGCCTGTCTCGCTGACACGCTCGATATGCCAACCGGCTTCCTCTAATTCTTTCAGGAACTTGGCGTCCATTATTTGCCCTCGATATCCGCGATCATGTATTTCTTGAGGTTGATGATGTGGAGCGACATGACGTGCTCGGTCGTGCCTTCCTCGGCGGCATTCCACAGCGTCACGGTTTCCCGCTCCTCTGTTGCCACCTGCTCGACCTCTTCGACGGTAGTGCAGGCCCGCAGGCGCGCTTTGATACGGTTGGCCTGTTCAAGCGTGGTCACTTCGAGTGCTCCCAAATAGGTCAGGTTCTCTGTCGAAGTTCATCCAAAGCACTTCTGTTCGCTTTCTGGCTCCATCAGCCAAAGCAGCTCTTTCCACTCTGACCCACCCAGATAGAGCGCGGTCATAATCGTCGTTCGGATACCCTGAGAGGATCACCTTTCCACGAAGGGAACGAAGAAACTCTACAAGCTCGATATGATCGTCTGCACTCAATTCATGCGCATAATCATCGCCCTTGTCGCGAGTATCAGGAGCATAAGGAGGGTCAACATAGTGAAGAGTATCGGGGCCATCGTGCGCACTCATCACCTCGACAGCGCTTTTGTTGATCACCGTCACGCCTCTCAGACGCTCAATGATACCCTCCAGGGCGTTAGGATAGTTCATCCAATCATGGGCAGGTGTGGTGCCTGAACGGTTGCTATTGCTACGGAAACCCGTCTTGCGATGGCATGCGTTGGACCCAAACCCCTGAAACGACCTCACGATCATTCTGCGCGCGCGCTCCACCGGATCGCCTGTCTCATGGTAGGCTGAGAAGAACTCAGCCGAAGCAAATGGGGTTAAGCGAAGCTGCTCCACGAGATCAGAGGCTTTTCCTGATCTCAGCACACGAAAGAGGTTCACTACATCATCATCAAGATCGTTGTAGACCTCGGAGTATGATCTAGGCTTCCGCAATAAGACTGAAGCAGCTCCACCGAATGGCTCAACGTAAATTCTATGTTCTGGAAAATGTGACATTATCCACGGAGCCAGAACCCACTTTCCGCCATGCCATCGAAGAACTGGACGAGTTACTCCCATCAGAACAGCGCCCCTTCCATCGCCTGCCTCTTCAACCGCTCCCATATCCGCATGATCTTAGGCCCCTGAGAATGATCACCCTTTGCCCAGCGCCGCTTGCGCTTGTGAAGAATGGAGCGGAGCCGCTTGGATGTGGTCGACCAGTGTTTGCCGCAGATCCATTCGTCATAGGTCTCGGCAGTGGTACGGCGGCAGAAAGGAATGCAGCATCGCGTGCGGTCAGCCATCAGAACGCGATCCTTTCCTGCCCGTCATCCAGATCCCAGAAACGGTTCACGGAGAGGTCACAGCCCACGGTCACGGAACCAATCTCCCCCATGCGCGCCTTGCCGATGATGATCTCAGCCTTGCCCTTCCACTCCTCATACTCGGCTTTGTAATCTAGCCAGTCGTCATGACCTTCAGGCGGAGGCGTGCAGCGTGGCGGGGTCAGGAAATACTCAGGCCGGAAGATAAACAGCACATTGTCAGGTGCCATTTCGAGATCCCCGGAGCCGCGCAGGTGCGGCAGCCCAGGGCGCGCTTGTGGCCACTGATCCCACTTATCCAACTTGGCAAGCGTCCTGTCGACCTGAGCGAGCGCCACGACATGGCAATCCAACTGTTTTGCTACTTGCTTCAGATCATTAGCTACCTGAGAGAGGATCTCCAATCTATTGGGCCCCCTACCCCGCACCAACTGAATATAATCGATCACCAATAGCTTCAGCTTCAGGCCGCGCTGCTCCATCTTGCGGGCGAGCTTCTTTCCCTCCGAGAGAATGGCAGGCACATCCCTCACTCGCTCCGAGAACACCTCAAAGGGAAGGCCTTGCTGCTCCTTCGCGGTCTCGACCACCTTTCGGAAAGACTGCTCAGACATAGCCCTGCCATAGGTTTCGTAGGCCAAACCGGATTCTATACTATTCACCCTTTTCGATAGGTCTTTCTCAGGCATTTCTAATGATGCAAAACCTACGCCCTGACCGGCCCTAGCCGCAGTAAAAGCGACGTGCAACGCCAGCGCCGTTTTCCCCATTGAGGTACTGCCGGCAAGGATTGTGTAGTGCTGTGCGCTCAGTGAGATGATGTCATCCAAAGTGCGTAGGCCGGTAACGACACCGACGCGCCGACCTTCCTTGATTTCATGCATTTCCTCGATCATCAGCATTTGAGCCTGATTGAACGACATGGTGCGCGGCTCAGCTGATAGCTCCGCCCGCTCCATCATCATCAGCTCGACCTCTGCGGCCGCATCATCTGCGGCGCGACCGGTGCGCAGATCTTCTGCCAGTTGCTC